ATTAGGTACTGATATAATAATTCCCTTTTGTTCTATATAATCATTAATTGCTTCATTGTAAGTATTAAATATAACAGAAGAACCCTGAGCTAAAGGGACAGAAAGTTTAAAACTTGCTGTTTTACAATTTTCCAATATTAGATTGTTAGGTTGCTCATAGTCCTTATAAAGAACTTTTGTTTCAATCTCACTATCTATTAATGCGGAAACACCAATGTTATCTAATACGTCATAGTAGATTCGTTTTGCTTCTGATGTTGTTTTACTTAAATCAAGAGCCAACGTCCTCACCACTCATTCTTTTTATATCATTAGCCAAATCAAGCAGTTTCTTTCTGATAATCTTAAACTTGTCTTGGTCATTAACAGCAAGCTGTACAAGTTCTATAATAAAAAAGGTTCTATTTGACAATTCATCAATTTTACTTTTATCCATTCCAATCACTCCCAAACTGTTCTACAACAATTGAAGAGAGCGGATTCAAACCTTGATTCGATATAATTGAAGAATATGCCGCAATAATGTCTTTCTCAACTGTCTGTAATGTATATTCAACTTGTTTTGCTCGTTCTTCAAGTGATCTAACCTCAAACGTAATAGTTTTAAAGTTAATAGCACCTCTATTAAATTCATCTTTTAATCTAAGCAAGTAAATCTTATAGCATAGAAGAGCAATTAAGTATTGCTCTTGATAAGAAAAAATACAACTTGCATATGTAACGGTTTGATCTAAACCATTTTCATCAACTTCTGTTTCATCAGCAAAAGTTATAGATCTATCAGTAGCTATACTAAACTGAATCACAGCTAATTTAGCAATGTCTTGATCGACAACACCTTCTGTTTTATAATCAGCAGGAATCAGAATCATCATCATACTCATTATATCTCTTAATGGAGTATTTATATTAGCCACTTATCTCACTCCTTATAGTCCACGCTCAAGTAACAATTCTTCAATTCTTTTTTCAATAGATTCAACAAACTTAATCGGTTTATCTGCCTCTGTAGCTTCTTTTACAAGCTGACGCAAGAAATCTTCACGAGAAATTTCCTTGATATCTTTTGTTAATTTTGCCTGAGTTAAACCAAGAAAATATGGAATATCTTTAACTGTTAGTGCGTTTTTTGTCTGAGGAATTTCTAATTTAATTTCTTCTGGAAGATCTTCTTCATCTGTCTTAGCAACACGAAGTATTCCACGATCAAAAGCTTTAGATTGTGAAATAACCCAAGAAAGTTCTTCTTCTTTAAGAAATACAAAACCCTTTGCAGGAACTTCAATTTCTCTGCCATTAAGACCATTCAAATTAATAAAAACCTTACCGTCAACAAGACAATTTTCAACTTTAAACTGTTTCATTTTTTTATTACCTTTCCTTTATCAAAATAAGGGGGTAGAATTACCTACCCCCAAATTAAATCTTTTATTAAACAATTTCAATGAGATATAGATATTCTGGATGTGTGATGACCCAACCTTTTTCAAGGTCGATCTTGGCGTACCAAGACCAATCATCAATGTTTGTTGCTTGACCAACACGACCTTGACCACGTGTAGCAGCGAAGCCGACAGCTTCAGATGTAACGAAGACAAGATTTGTAGGCATAGCAATTTCGCCATTTTCACCAAGACCTTCTGTAAGAGCAACAACCTTGCAACCAAGATATGTGCCAACGAGACCACCAGTGCGGAGTTCATCTTTAGCAGCTTCAGAAAGTTGTGATTCAACATAACCGCTAAAACCCATGATTTTTGTAGCCTGTGTGTAGGTGCAGATGATAGAAGGAGTTTTACCTGTCTTCGAACGAACACCATTAATTGCTGTTTGGAGTGCGGCTTCAGTGATAGCAGTAGTTGCTGTGGTATAGTTACCATTACCACCATTACCAACTGTGTTAAAAGCCTGTTTCAAAATCGTGTAAACTTTGCTGTTGATAGCAACTTCAATAGCTTTCTGATAATTTGTATCAATTTCATATTGTTTAAGATCTCTATCAGCTTGATTATCAGCAAGTAACTCTTGATGTTGTTGAGCCAATTGTTCCATTTGTGCTCTAACATTGTCTTGTTCAGCTTTGATATTCTCTTGTTCTTGTTGTTGTTTCTCTCTAACTGATTTTTCAATCTTACGTTTAATAGAAGCAGTAGAATCTGTTGAGAATATATCCATCATTTGGATTAAGTCTACTTGTCCAGTTTGTAAAGCAATCTTAACAGCTTCTTGTAAAGTTGTAATTGTTCTAGCATCATTTGTAGCATCTCCAACTAAAATACCATAATCAGCCTCATTTATTAAATCTCCATCAACTTCAAATATCTTTGAAGTCATTTCAGATGTAATATACTGAATAGTTTCTTTCTTCTCTCTTAAACAATATTTTGCTACTTCTAATAGAGCTCTTAATGTTCTTAATTTAATATTATCATGAATTGTAAAATAAGATTCTGTAATATTAGCAGATGCTTCTTGTGCTTCTCTAGTTACTTGTAAACCAGCATCAGCACTTAACATTCCTTGTCTTTGACCATTAATACCAATAATCTTATCTAACTGAGATTCAAGGTATTGTAACATCAACATATTTTGTTGAATAAACTGACCTTGTTCCATATTAATAACATCACCGGTGGTTCCGCCAGAGCCCGCTAATTTACCTTGAGCAGCACCCTTTTTACCTTCTTTAAAGGAGTCAATAACTGCCCAACCCATATTGGTTGCAAAATGCATCCACATGTCTATATCCCAATCATCTGGTATTAAAGCAAGGTCTAATTTTCCAATTTTACCCATTGCTTTAATCATTGCATTTTCTGTTCTCCAGAAATAAGCATCATATTTTATACTGTATTCTTTTGCTATGTCATATAAACAAGTTTCTAGTTTAGTACCAACATAACCAAGAGAACAATAGGATGGATCATCTAATCTTCTAAATTGTACACTTCTAGGTTTACCTTTAATAAAAATATCTTCTCCAATTCTAGTTACTTCCCAAGCTTCATTAACCCACAACCATTTTACTGATTCACCTAGATCTTCATCAATTTTGTAATTTTCATCTACAAATTTTTCTTGGGCATCTCCTGCTTCATCAAAATATGTAACTTCTCCTACTTTTCTTAAAGACTTCCATCTTGTGTGTACTACTCTAATATTTCCTTCAGAATCATAATATCCATCAAAATTAGAATTAGCAACCATTAAATCACCAGTTTCAGTATTTGGTATAAAGAAACCAGTTTGTTCATCTTTCTTATAATATTGATTTAATGTAAAATCTTCATACTGAGTTCTATCAGCTTGTCTTGATTCTAATTCATCAATTTGACCTGGTTTAAGATAATCATAGTAATAATCTATTACTTGTCCTAATGGTACATAATAACATCTTACTACTGCATCTGAATCATCTATATATCTTCTCTCTGGACCTTTCAACCAATACATGGTTTGTGGATCACAAGCTTCTACAACTGGTCTACCATTATGTTCATCAATAGAAACTAATCCTTCTCCAGTTAATATCTCATATTCCCAAGTTTTGGAAAATTCTGTCTTTAAATCTAAGGACTGATTATAGTGATGTAATAATTGATCAGCTGTTACTTCTCTTATTTCTTGCCAATCGTAGTTTAAATATTCATTTAATTTAGCAAGTTTCTTTTGAGCTTCTTCTTCATTATAAGATGTACTATTTATCTGTTCTGTCATGAACTTAAAATACTCATCTTTCATTTGTTCCTCTTTTTGAGATACTGCATCTCTATTAGAAACATATGTTTTCCACTCAAATCTTCTTTTAATTTCCTCTCCTTTAAGTGTTTGGACTTTAGGATTCTCAATTTTATAATGTTTAAAATCTAAAGGGATTTTAAAGTCTTTTAAATTATAAGGGTTACATATTCTACCAACCTCTAAAGGATCCAAGATACCATGATAATACATATCACAGTTTCTTTTCATGTTGATCTTATCAGATTCAGCATATGTATTCTTATTGATTAATCTATTTTCCCAATATAATGCATTATCTTTACACCAGTCAGCAGTTTTCTGACTAGTACTTATTTTCTGTCTTGGGACAGTAGAAGGTATATTAAGATTTTCTTTTGATGTAAATTCCATGTTAGTATAAGCTAATTAGCAAAGATACTGTTAAATTCTACTTGTTCAGCTTTTTAATATAAATTTTGATTTTTCAGGTATAGCTAATCTCCTATTAATCCTTCAAATTTTTCATTTAAGATTTCTTTTGGTACAATAGCTACATCATATAACTTTAAATTATGTTCTTGTACTATCCTTGGTCTTTTACCACCATTAGATGAATCCCATATAACAATACCACCATTCTTCATGATATTATATAGTTGATCAACATTTATATCATCTGGTATAGACTTAATGTCATATATTACTTTTAAATTATCCATTTCTTCTATAGTTTCTCAAAAAGAAAGAATCTTGTGCTAATGATTTATGATTCTTCTGTGTTTCTTCATTATATTTTTCTCTTTCATGAAATGCTAACATTAACATTGATAATGCTGAAACCCTATCAAAGTTTCCATCAATATTCCATACTGTCATTTCTTTAATAGCTGGTAAACATCTAAATCTATGTAGTTGTATTTCTTCTGGTTTATCAGGATCATTTGTAGATTCTAAACACCATTTAGCTAATAATCCTCTAGCAAATTTATTTATTTCTTTACTAGGTGGAGTTCCTCTTTTTCTTCTACCTGTATTATTTCTAATAGTTGTATCCTCAAGTGTTTCTCTAACAACTCTAGGTTCATCCATTAATAACCAACCACAATTTTTATTGTCTAAATAGTCAAAGATTCCTTTATTGGCATTTTCCACATTGGCTTTAGCATTGTAATATAAAAGTAATCTTCTTACATTTTCATAAAACTCTTCTGAAGTTTTTGGTCTTCCGGTATATTCTGCTACAATTCTTCTAGTCCATAAATCTCCAATAAAACAACTACCTAATGATGTAGTAGTTGATTCATCAAAATCATAACTATCTATTCCTGCAACATATCTATTTTCATGTACTTCTCCAGTATTGGTTTTAGCTGGATGAGCATATAAAACAATTCCACCATATAGATTTTTATTATCTTTTAAATTTCTATCGTATAATGGTCTTATTGTTGTATCATTTATAAACTTATATTTCTGTGTTTCTTTATCTAATTCAAATCTTCCAACAAAATCTGCATCTCTATACTGATGTGGTTTAGATACTATTTCAGCTTCTTGTTTCTTTAGTTCATCAATTGGAAATTGTGTACCAGAAATCCTCATCATCATCTCTCTAGGATTCATTGGTAACTCGGCTTTTCTTCTAGTTAATGCATGAGGATCATTACCTTGTGCAACTAACTTTCTATCAGCCTCAATAATTCTTCTAGCTTTTTCTTCATCAGAATTACCATCTTTATCCATGGCTCCTGAATAATTTTTATATACTGGGAAGAAAAATCCACATTCAGTATCTTCCATTCCTTCATCCCAGATATTTTTGGTTCCTCTTATATTATAAGATTTTGGATTTAAAAATAATTCTTCAAATCCTTCAAAATTAGAACCCTCTTCTCCACCTGTACCAATAGCAAGTATTAATCCAAATGTATTTTTACCATCCTCCATTGAAGGTCTTAATATGTTCCATCCAACACTTAATTTTGGATAAGAACCACCCTCTTCTAATATAATTAATTTACCACGCTTACCACGAAGCTTATTTATATTATCTCCAGTTGTTACACCTATTATCTCTGATTTAAAACTTTTAGGATGTATTGTTTCAATACCAAATTCATTCTTTATTTTAACAGATGCTTTTCTATGTAGCTCTGAGTTATTCTCATGCCTTCTTTTTCCCCAAGGAGTATTAGCATCAATAAAATCCATTAGTTCCCAAGCCTTTGAAATAATACCATCTTTTAATAGATATTCTTCTTTGGATGCAAAACAATAGGATTTAGATTTTCTTATGTGATGATAATTTCTTACACACATACTAGCTGATTTTAAAGATTTCCCTTTACCACGGCTACCACCTAACATTGCATGTTTACCACCATTCTCAGCAGCTTCTATATAATGAAAGAAATCATAATCACCATCCCAGAAGTCTGGAAATCCCTCAACACGTTCTGCTTGGTTTAATCCAAGTTCATCTTGAGATTCTACTATAATTGAAGTTTTTAATATAGGACTGAAATTCAAGTAGTTATAGTGATAACCAGTTATTCTAACTCCTTCTACTTCATACCCCTCTAAACATCTTCTTCTTTCCTCTTTCCAAAAATCTTTATAAGCTTTTGACCCTGGAGCCAAAAGAGTATATCTTCCATTATTCTTAATGAAATTATTAGCAGCTTCTTGAAATAGTTTTGTATTCTTAAACATAGTTAATCTTCTTCAAATTCAAACATTCCACCTGATCCTCCACCTCTAGCAGTAGAACCATTTGACTGTTCTTTTTTAACAGCTTCCATTAATTTATCTAAAGTATCTTTTACTCCAGAACAATCTTTTAACATTTTTGTTATATCTGTTCCTTTGTAAACTGGATTTCCTTTAGCATCTCTTTCTGTATAATCAATATCCATAAAATAATTCTCTGTTTCCTGCATAGCATGTCTAGCAGCTTTTAGAAAATTCATTGTAGGAGTTCTCTGTAACTCATCATATTTTTGCATAGCAGCTAAAACCACTTGATCGGGTTTATATTCTGATACACCCATAAAATCTTGAGCCAATCTCTCATCTCTTACATCTTTAGTATAAGATAAGTAATTAGATTGATAATCCATTGAAAAATAAACAAATGCAATTTCTTTTAATGCATTAACTTTATCTTTAGATTTATCTCTATCAAACAGAGCTTTAAACTCTGGTATTAAAAGAGCCTCTGGTGTTATTAGTGGTTGGTAATTCTCTAATGTGAATAATTTCATATTGTTATTTCCTTTAATCCAACATTAAATATTTGTTCTCCTTTAAATGGATTATTAATTAACTTCTTTTCAGTAGCTATTAAAATGAAATGGAAAGTAAAGTATTTCTTTTTATGGGAAAGTTCTATTGATACAAATCCATTATTCTTCTCTATGTTTGATCCAATCTCCTCAATCATGTTTGGAGTAAAGTAATCTTCATTATATTGAATAAATCTCTCTAAGAAAAGATTTGGGCATATAATTAATATATTATCAATATCTAGTGATAATTTATTTAAGATTTTTTGAATGTTTGTATGTTCTTCAGCTTGAAGAATTAAATCAATATTATTATTTCTTATTTTTAACATCTAAAAGTTTTTCTGTTTTTGAAAAAAGTGCTCCAATCAAATATGCATAAGCTTCATTATCTCCACCTTTTTTAAATTCAACACCTTTGTATTCTAAAATATCTTGTGTTAAATGAAATAATTCATGAACTAATGTTTCTTTTAAATTTCTTCTTTTTTTAATTATGACAACAAAATGATGTTGTCCTTTTATGTTTTCAGATATTTGTAAGCCATGAACATAATGCCAACCCTTATATGCTTTAGTATCAAATCCTTTATCTTTTAAATGTTTTATTACTTCTCTCCAAGTATTTTTAAAAACAATAAATGTGACTTTACTTCCATATACAGGAACATTAAATTCTACTATATCAAATACCTTATCTACCATTTTCCCTTAATGCATTTCTTTTGATTCTGTCTTGTTAACCAAGCTAAATTACATCCACAACCACCTTTCTTTTTGTCACATTTCCTTTTTCCATCTGAAATGGTTGGACATTGTAAACAAGTTTCATATCTCTTTTTAGCAAGATCTTCTACCTTTGGATTAGCAATACCAAGATTACTCTTGGTACTGTTAATAAATCCATTGGCTAGTCCTTTAAAATCAATATTACTCATTACAAATGCTTTCCTAAAACTTCATATTCACCTAATTGTAAATAGAATTTATTCTCTATTTTAATAGATGTTGCTTGACATCCTGGAGCAAATATTACTTTATCTCCTACACTACAAAAAGAAACTTCTGGTCCAATTGCAACTATTTCATAAGAACCAGATTCTTCACTCATTTTATTTGCTAAATTAGCAGATTTAGTTGTACCACCAATTTCTAACAATTCTTTATCTGAAAGTTCACCAACAGTTATTAATCCATTTGCTTTCATTCTAGCAAAATCTTCATTATCTTTTTCATCATCAGCTACAACAACATATCTTCCTGCTGGCTGCCATTTAATAGTTGTTAATTGTTTATTACACTCCTTTTGGTCTTTCTGTTCTTTCATATTTCCAATTGTATATTAACTTGTATAATTCATTTTTATCTTCTTCCAATTCAAATGTAAATGTTTGAATTGTTCCATCAAATATAATATCTAACTTATGAATATTATATGGTTCACCGGTTTCTTTTTTATAATCAGTTTCAATATATTTATTGATACAACTTATAAAATCTTTTCCTATAACACCTTCTTCATCACAGAAGTTTTCAGATGTTTTAACTTCTCCAGGTTCATCATTCTTAATAAATTGAATAACTACCTCTTGTGTAAATTTTCTAACGTATTCTAATCTATCATCAAATAATACAACTCTTGTCTTTTTACCATTTTTGATTTCTCCTTCTGGACCTCTCCAAGGTAAGAATTTTATTTCACTTATTTGATTCATTTTGTTTAGCTCTTTTTTCTTTCAATTTTTCTCTTTTTTCTGTATAATCAATTTTGCTCAATTTCTTTTGACTAGGAATATACTTTCCCCAATTAGGTAACTTTATAATTGGAAATTCTAATCCATTGATTTCTGTTCTAAGTTTCTTAAACTGAGAATTATATATTTCCTCTATAACGTATGGAGGTAAATTATATTTCCTTCCAAGAGTTTTAAACAGTTCCTCTATCTTCTTTTGAGCCATATATATCTTTATTGTAAATAAAGTATTTTAATTCTGTGTGCACTTCTTCTACTTTAAATTCATAATCTTCCTCATACTCAGGATGCTTTTCTAAAAAAGGCTTATTTGTTTGTTTTAATGAATTTAATTTCTTTCTGGCAGCTAATATTCCACCAACCTCTTCTGAGTTATTAAAATCTTCAGAAAGATAGTATAAACAGTTTTCTTTATTCATTTTTAATCAAAGTTGCATTAATTTTATTATCTAAACAGAAATCATATAATGCTTGATTTAGTTTATCTCCTTCAGTCATTGGAATAACTAAAGTTGTTTTATCTGCTACATTTAAAAATAATGTTTCTTTTAAATCTATTAGATCTTTTACAGGTAATGTTCCTTCTGTTGTATTATCCATATTATTCTACTATTGTCCAATCTTCTGCTAACACATCTGTTTGAGATGCTAACCAAGGTACTACATTTCCCTGTGCTGTTTTCATTGCAATATATGCTCCATATTCTACATTTCCTTGTGCATCTGCAATAGATTTACCTATTTCAGTTGAATAAGGATATTTGTTTGCTGGTACATAATATAAAAACATACCCTTACCATTCCAACCTTCTCTTGCTACCTTATATCCAGCTTTTAAAGCTTTAATTGCTGATCCAAAATTTCTTTCTTCTAATTGTTCCATTATTCTGTTACTTCTAATTTAAATGTTAACTCAATCTTATTTTCTTTTATAGGTACTCTAACCTTTAAAGAATTTCCCTGAATCATACCTTTTTTTCTAAGTTTAGTCAGAACATTGTTTAATGACTGTGTAGATATGTTATAAACCTCTTCTCTTATCTTTTGTCTAGTGGTTTTATGGAAAAGGATCTTATCTCTTTTCTCTTTGTCTAAATGTTTATATAGGTGATCTATATATAATAGTTTCTCTAATACATCAATTTCAATATTGGTAAGTTTCTTTTCAGAACTCAATACCCCATTAACAATAGTTAAATATTGTTTAAATATCAATTCCTCTGATGTATGAATTGGTATAATCATTAATCTTCCTCTTCTAAAATATTTACTTCTGTTACTAGAACATATGAACCATTCTTACCTAATTTAGAATTAAATTCAAATTTAAGTTTAATAGGAGTAACAAACTCTGATTCTTGATCAAAGAATTCTACATCTATTAAAGGGTTTCTTTCTATTCCAACTTCTATAACTTGTTTATCTTCCGGATAAAGTTGTTCAATGTCATCCTCTCTGATTTCCTTAACTCTTAAATAAGCTTGGTTTAATTCTGATCCTGTAATTGTTATCATGATACAAAGGTAAATATAATATTTGAGAAAAGCAAGAAAAATCTTACTTTTTTTCTATTCCAGTTTGTTTTAGTATTTTCTTTAGTTCTGATTTATTTTTAATTGTACCATAAAATCCTCCATATGAGTTTGATGGATTACTTGCTCTTATCTCATATTTATGTTTTCCAAAGTCATTACTTATTACTATTAAATGATAAGTAATATCATTTATTTTTAATGTATATAAATTATCAAATTCTACATATTTTGTGAATCCAAAACTCTCTATATCTTCTTTATCTAAGTATTTAACTCTAAAATGTTCTAATGTTTCTTCACATCCTTTTATGAATGGTAATTGTTCTTTAAAGAAAATTCTTTTTTCCCAATCTGTCACTCCACCATTAACTCCTGCTAATCTTCCTTCATATTCAAATCCTATATGGAATTCTTCTATTTCTGGTGTATAATATTTATCTTCCATTATTTCTTTTCCATACATTCTTTTAGAATGGCTTTATAATTAGTTTTATTGATTAGTTTCATATTTAAAAGTCTATCAAGAGCTTCTATTCTAAGAGATTCTTCCATCTTCTTATACATAGCAATTAATTGAGGAAACTTATCTTTTGTTTTAGACTTTACCATGTGTTAAGGTTTCTATATTAAATGTTGCTTTAAATATCCTTACAATGTTATCATAAGTGTTTACTTCCCCATCCATCTTAAAACTTCTAGATTCAAGCTTCTGATAAAAATCCAATATCTTAGCTTCCAATAGTTTATTCTCTGTGATGATTCTTTCATTATGAAAGTTTATAAATTGTTCTAATCCTTGTGCTGTTTTACTAGCAAATCCACTAACAGTTACTTCTAATTCTTTCTTTTCTTCCATTTTATATGTTTTTTAGAGGAGGTCATATTTATAGCTTTTATTAAAATTAAGACAATAAAACCCCTATATAGAGAACTCCTCCCTATTTGATTAATTAGTTTACCATTTAATATACAAGTGTATTTAGCCTATCCACCTCATCAAAGCCTTTGGGTAAGTATTTCTACTTTGTTAATCTTATAACCCTTGGTGGCATGTATTTTATATCAGTAAACCTTTTTTTGTAACTATTGGGGACATCTCTTTTCATCTCTAGGATTACTCATACAACCCAACTTCTAAAATTCTTGTTAGAATCTGATTCCTGGTCTAAGGAAATTACAAGTGCAAAGTTAAGAAGTATATTTGAAATATCCAAATTATTTTGGTATTATTTTTATGTGTAACAGCTAACTGATTGATTATCAGATTAATTATTTTTATAAGGTCTAGATCTTATATTTAGAAGTTATCAGGTTTAAGCCTTATAGTTGAAAAAAAATTTTTTATATTTTTTAGAAAATTGTGTGTGAGAGGAGATGATTATAGCACCCATATTTAACACCCCCATCAAGTTTTAGGGAGAAAACATACCCTCCTTAGTTTTTCCAAAAGAATATTAACCTAAAAACCATAGAAATTATGATTAAAGTTGAAGCAATCTCAGATACTAAGAACCCTGAAGTGGTTAAAGTAGAGTTCGTACAAGTTATGTCTGCATTAGATGTAGCAAGAGGCTTTGGTAAGCCAAAGAAACATTGGTTAACAGCTGATAAGAAGAGTAATACCTTTAAGGTAGGACAAACCTTTCCTCAGCAAATCAAGATGATTCAGCACGATGAACCACAGTATGTAGACCACAAACCTTTTGAACAAACAGGTAAGTACTATACAACTGAATTAGTTTAAGGGTTAGAGCCTTCGGGCTCTTTCCTTATTTAAATGTAATCAATTAACCCTAAATATATTATGCTTAAAACAGCTAAAAAGAGAAGACCAAGAACTTATGCTAAGGGAACACCTTGTAAAGTTTTAGTAGCTTCTACAGAAAAAAGACTTGTTGTGTTATTAATGCAACTAAGATAATTGTTATTAATCCCAAAAACCTATTTGTTATGTACGGAAAAGAACTTGAACTTTATGAGATTTATGGTAATCAAATGATTAGATAATCTCAACCATTTAACCAAGTGGACTATAAACCTGTTGTTTTAACTGTTAACAGTTAATTTAACGGCTTAGACCTCAATTGCCTGTGATTTAACAGGGGCTTGGTAGCTTTTAATCTTAATACTTATTTATTATGAAAGATTTCTTCTCAATTGCTGAATTAGCAATTCTAATTGATTTAATTGTTGGAGATAAGAATGTTACTCCATTTAGACAATTAACTAAAGGACACATTAGAACTGTTGTTTGTTTAAACTAACAGTAATCAAGGCTGATTAAGCCTACAATAATCTGATATTCAGGGACTAAGCCTGATTAACTAAGCCTCTTAAATGAGATACAATTATTTTACAAACCTAAACTCTTAGAGCCAGCGAGTACCAAAGTGGTGACATACCCTGCTAGTTAGGTAAGATAATTGAGTAAACACTTAGATTGGATTATTAATTATTAACCTTAAATTATAACCAAATGAATAACCATTATACAAGATTATTTGTAGCTATTATATTATTAGCTGTATCAATAATATGCATTTTAACAGCATATAAATCTAATAAATCTGAATTGGATAAACCAAAGAAAGTTTATAAATTTGAGAAGAAGAGATTATTTGTTGATTTACCTGAAGAAAAGATTAGTAATGATGAGAATAATCCTGATACAGTGGTAATGTTTGTTAGAAATGATACATTACATGTAGGATATTTTAGTGAATACTAATATTTTGTAAATGCTTGATTATCAGTTGATAACTGGAGCAGATACTATCACTATCCTTCTCTAACCAAATTATATTCTGTCAATTCACATCATTGCCATATATTATAGCTTTTTTAAACAAAATACATAGCTTTTAATTGATTATAAAACAAAACTGAAACCTTGGGTATCTTATCATATGTAAGAAAGTTCCTAGCTAATAAAATCCAATCAATAAGGTATTAGCTTGAAATAAAATAAGAATAGGTGTATGAGCTGGCAGACAAGCTTAATTAATCAATTATTAGCTTATTCACATTAATATTAACCATCTAAACCAAATTAAATATGTCATATTATCCTAAAAATGATGCTTATCTTTATAAAGATGAAGCAATCGTATTTAATGTTGGTAGAGAAACTAAAGATAGTTATTCTATACAAATTAGATGCATAATAAATGAGAATAATGAAGCAACTATTAAAACTTCTGTTTGTAAAAACTCATCATATAATTTAAAAACAGAAAACACTAAACCAGATAGAAAATACAAAGAAGAAAATCTATTCTTTGGTACATTTGGTGAATGTGTAGAATACATTAAAAATATAGTTGAATCACAAGGTTATTGGAAAAATGACCCTGAACAACCATTTAGAGAAATATTTATTGAACCAATTAGTATAGTTTAAATTCCAATAACTATAAAGAGTCCTTAAAAAGGTTTTAGATTGTAGCGTATTCTAAGTAATCAATGCAGTTAACTTATACTAATTAGTTCAATTTATTACATGAAACTTAAATAAAATTATGAAATCTGCACCAAACCTCTGCATAAGAGCTTGGTAAATCTTAAGAACTCATCTAATCCTAACGTAGGAATGAGGGATATTTTAATACCTGTTTGGAGGTATGTTCAAGTAAGATTTGGTTGGTAATATATACTTAAATGTATTGAACCTTTGTAAACTATTTTAAATATAACATTAACATTAACTTTCATTAAATTATAATGAAGAAATCAATAATAAATTATCCAAATTATGAAATAGATAATAATGGTATTATCTATAATAAATATGGAAACCAAATAAGTCCTTGTAAAAATAATAAAGGATATTTAAGAGTTTCATTAAGTCACAATACTATTAAAAAATCATTTTTAATACATAGATTAGTTGCTATACATTTTATACCTAATTTAAATAATTATGATCAAGTTAATCATATTGATGGTAATAAAACAAATAACTCTATAACTAATTTAGAATGGTGTTCTGCATCAGATAACATAAAACATTCTTTTAAAATTGGTAAATCTAATTATAAAGGAGAAAACAATGGAAGATGTAAAATATCAAATATTGTAATATCTCAAATAAAAGATGATTTTAAACAAGGATTAAAAAGAAAAGAATTATCATTAAAATACAATATATCATACTCACATATAGTAAGTATATTATCAAATAAACGTAGATAATACTTGTGAGAGTTATACTTATTAAATTATAGTCTGATGTCTTTCCTTTTAGGAAAGTATTAAAACAAAGGGGAATACTCTAAATGTAGGAAAATAGAACTATAATTTATCTTATTAAATAATAGACCATAGTGCATGTTTCTCATTACTCCACTCTGAAAAGAGAACCAATATTGGTAAATGAATAAGCTAAACACTATGGACTATTATAACTTATTCAAGAGTAATTAACTTGAGCAATAGAAGACCTGAAACTGTAGTATTGCAGAGGTATCAACTATTAAGGTAATTATATAGATTCCCTGAACAAGGTAATCAGATGAGTTCTAAATATATAAGCTATTTACCACAACAGGATTGGCTAACCTGTTATTATGATAAACATGGTATTAGTAATGTATGTGAACCTTTAACCAGTATTGGGAGTGGTGCTACGTTACTAATATTGACATGTTATGTTTTTTAATCTCTATTTACCACATGTTAGCTAGTATATTAAACGTGGTATCTTAAACAAATCTAGCATATATGGAAAAGATAGTTAGAGGCTATCTTACAAAAAACTGAATGGTTCCTGCATTGTCAAACCTGTCCTCTAATTTTCTGACAGGGGTTTAGGTAATAACTCCTGTTATTTTTTATATCTTCATCCATTAAGTGGTACTATTCAATTAGAAATGTAAGACGAGCCAGACATATGATAGTAAATGCACTGGTATATGGAGTAATTGTGATGTTGATAATAGAATCCCTCAGATTCTACAACTAGTAATAGCTCAATTGGTGTTTCTATTTCCTGTAACTATTTCTGAAAATAGCCTGAGAAACTATGAGTAAAAGATAGACAGGTTAAACAAATTAATTATTAACCTTTATAATCAAATTATGAGAGAATTAACAGGAAATTGGTATTTAAAAAAAGGATTATTTGGTTATAAGATAATGGTTGAAGTTAAAGTAAAAACAACTTGTCCTTATACATGTGATTTAAGTCCTGAATTTAAAGAATATCAAAAAGCAACAGATAAAGATTTAATTGAATTAAAAATATTAGTTCAATAATTATTAACCTTTAAAACTAAACCAAATGAAAAATTTAAATCCTTTAAATTCATTGATTATTTCAATATTATTTACATTAACATTATTTTTAGTATCATTTATATATATTAAAAATCATACAATTATTTATGAAAATAGAGAAACAGTTAAATTTGAAAAAACTGATTATCATTACAGTAAAGAAATGTATTTAGAACCATTTAGATTAAATGATGGAGCTATATTACCATATAAAATAACTGTTTTATATGATTCAACTGATAATAAATCATCAAGTAATTTAGAAAATAATTTAAAAATGTATTTATCAAAAGAATGTCATAAATGGGATTCTATGAATATAAATAATGAATTTGAATTAAAAATAAAAGAAACATTAATGAATTTCAACAGAGTATTATGGGTTGAAATTGTAAAAACTAAATAACATGATATATTTTTCAGTAATAGCATTAGTATTAATACTAATAACAATAACACATTTATATAATTGGGCTTGTAGAGAAGTAGGTTTTGATAGTGAAAATACTATTATGTTATTATTTTTAACTGTAATCTATTTATTTATAATTTCATTATTATTAAAATACATAATAATCTGGGGAAATTTAATAATTTAAAACAAATAAAATGAAAAAAACAATAAGTATTATATTAGCTTGTATTATATTTATAATTGGAATATTTGCAACTCAATATATGATGAAAACAGAAGATTTATTTTATGATATAATATGTTCAATTATTGGTACTATTTGTTTATCACCATCAATGATATATTATTATGATAAATTCTTAAACACATAAAAAGGCGACCTCCTTTTTTAATGTACCTACAAAAGGATACTGGGATAAAGGCAGTCATTTGAAAATTATAATGATTACAAGCCTCCAGTGGTGAACAAAGCCTTTTACTTTTAACCCTAAAAAATATTAAAATGAGAGAAAATAATATTGTACAAGCAAAAAAAATGTATCCAATTGGAACTACTTTTTATTCTTCTAAATCTGGTATTACTTTTACAGTAAAAACAAATGCATTTATTGAAGAAAACGATGGTAATATTAAATTGGCAAATGGTTTTGGAAATGTTCCATATGTATATTTTAATGGTAAATGGGCTGAAATAATATCATTACCTGAACCTAAAAACGAAATAATTGACAACTATGAAATATACTAAAGAAAATCTAATAGGTATAGGAATTAAATCTTCAAATAAAGAAGAATCTCTTATTATTATTGAAAAATTAAAAACATTAGGGATTGATGGATTATGGTCTGGTTCTAATAATAATGCTAATTATGGTTTAAGTAAAAAAGGTTCAGCATATTGTTCTAGTTTTATGACAAACTTTCATAAAATTATTTCATTTGAAGAATTCATGAATGAAAATAAAGATGAAGTAATAGATAACTTTGAAATATTTTAAATATGAAAATATGTAAATTAAAACCAGGAACGGCTGTAAGAACCAATAATTATATAGAGTCAAGAACAGTTGTTGATTATTTAAAAAAATTTAATTTATTAAATCCTAGAGAATTAGTAGGTAATGGTGAAGGTTATTATGGAATAGCTAGAGATAATACTATTGATGCTAATTCAGAATTAAATAAAAATCTATTTGATTCATTTATAACATTTGATGAATTTATAAATTTAATTAATCAACCAGATAATTTAATAGTAAACAATTTTGAAATTTATTAACAAACAAAAAACAAATAAAATTATGTCAGATAAAAAAAAGAATTTACCAGCAAGTGTAACATCAACAACAGATGTTTTATCAGTATTAAAAAAAGAATTGGAAGGATTACAATCTATTAGTAGCACTCAGTATAAAACTAGTGGTAAAATAGAAGGATTTCCAAACAGTATTGATACTGAAACCAAAATTGAAAATTTAGTTAGAATGTGGGCTTCTATTCAAGGTAGAGCTAAAGCATACGCTGAAGCTCAATTAGATTTAGATATTAAATCTTTACCAGTATTTAAAATGTCTGATTCATTACCAGAAGATTTTAAACATGATATTCAATTGAAAATCAAAATCTTAACTCATGCTGAAAGACAAGCTCAATTGGAATCTTTAATTAAAGAAGGTGAAGCTTTCTTAACTAAAGAAGACCAACAAAGAATCTATTTAGATAAAGTTAAAAATGCTTTTTCAAAATAAATATTAGAACAAATCTCAATTAGCAAATAGTGTAACAATATGATTTATTATATGTGGTTACTAGGATTGAGATTTGTTTTTAAAACTTTTAGCCAGTCACCGAGGAGCATACCTTGGATTAATGTCTATCTTATTTGTGAAAGACCTTGCAGATAGAGCTGGTTATTTTAATGCACCACAACTCACGTTAGATATAAAGACTTCTTATAAATTGCCATACAGCTATATTATATAGTTTGCTCATAATAAGATGTGAAACTACCTGATTAATTAGATTACAGAGATAACACTTAATAGAAATATGATTGTGTAGACACTAGTTAATCATGCTCCAAAGGGTGAGCAGTTGTAATAATCTGGTGTCACATCACAGTCCAGATACTCATAAGAAAAGCAGAGTTGGCTGAACTTATTACAACTGAGTTGCAGATGGGAAATAAATATAAAGATTAAGTTAACACTATACTTGTTTATAAGGAAGTGTATTTAAATTAATCATTAATCTAAAACAGAAACAAATGAAACAATTATGCAATGTAGTTATGCTCGCTACTGAAAAAGCAGAAAATTGTATTGCTAAATATTTTAACAATAAATTATCTTGGACAAATCAATTATTAACTAAAGATTATAGACAATCAGTAGGTATAACCTGTTATCATCTCTACATCACTTCTAATGAAGAAATTAAAGAAGATGATTGGTTTTATGATAAAACATTAAATACTATTAATCAATATTTAATTAAAGATTATAGTGAACAATCTATAAGATTAAGAGAAAATAAAACAATATTTAAAATAATAGCTACAACAGATAAATCTCTTGGATTTAAAGATACTATTAGTATTCCTCAAAGAAAAGGATTAACTAATCATTATCCTACATTTAAATCATTACCTCAAATTCCAGAATCATTCGTTAAAGCTTATATAGAATCTAATGGTACTATTACAGAAGTAATGGTTGAGTATTATGATAAAGCTGAAAAGAATAATAATAATGAATGGTGTAAAGAAATTAAACTTCGTCCTGATAATACTATTATCATATCTCAAGCTAGAACTTATACCGAACAACAATTATTAGCATTTGCATGCTGGTATAGTGGTATGGAAGAAAGTAAAGTTAAAAGACAATTAGATAAGTGGAATCAAGATAAATTATAACCTAAAAACAATATTATGATACCAAACGAAGAACATAAAGATGATTTTAAAGATACAGAAATAAGTGTTATGGCTGGAATAATTATAGCAGTAATTGCTATTGGATTATTTGGAGCTTTCTTATATGCTGTATTTGCACAAATTTTAATCTAAGATTAATGGGCTCAATCGGTCAGAACTTTAAAGATTGATATAATAAGCAAGTAGTGAGATGTTAACTATCACTTAAATCTATGTTTTCAAAGTCATAAATGACAAATGTGTAATAACCAACGAAGTAGGAGGCATCGCAGATGTTCTTGCTGTTGTAAAAAAAGCTTCTGCAAAAGTCATTCAATTGACACCTGCTCCTAAAGCAGTAGAGTTAAGATTAGCAGCTTAATTTAGGAAAATGGAGATTTGTGAGTGATACTACTATTATAGTGAAACTCTCTTATTCAGTGATAGAATAATCACTTAGTCCGCAGATAAGACGATAAACTATGCTAAACTTGTAGAAAATTATTGATTGACTTAAAGCCACGAGGGTTCGATTCCCTCTGGGTCCACATTAGCTTGTCAGCTATTGCTTTGTTAATTCAAGTAAATTAACTGGTGGAGGTAAATCAAATTACCCTATACTCAGCAGTTTTAATTGACTGCTGAGTTTTTATTATTTAAAATAATTATTAACAACTAAAAACAAAAACCAAATGAAACCAAAATCAATGAACAAACCGTATGTAAAGAAATTAAATAAAAATGGTGAAGTAACTAATCCTATTACAAAGGATGAACCATTTGTTAACAATTTACCATTTAATCGTTCTCAAAGACGTGGAGTTGGTAAATATGTTACATTATCAAATCCTGTAACAGGTCAACCTTTAGGTAAATTAAAGTTGAAAGGTAATAACAAAGCTTCAACATCTGGTCGAGGAAAGAATTCTCGATTAAATAATCAAAAAGCATCTAAAAAGAATTAAAAATGAAAAAATTAATATTATTAATAGCTATCACAATGGTAGCTATTATTTTAACATCTTGTAACAAAGATAAAGATCCTATTGTAGTACAACCAGTTTATCAAGGAAATGTATTTATAGATGTATATGTATTAGATTCAATTGTGCATACAAGTGCAAATGGATATGCAGATACAATTAGAGTTAGTGCTGACAGAACTTTAACAACAGCACCATCTATGTATGGTAAAAACAATAATACAACTGTTGAAGGAAGTTATAGAAGTTGGGAAATGGACTATTCATTTACAAATGATTTACAACATGATGGTAATCCTAATTCCGGAATAACTGGATTCTATTCATTTAGAGGTGATACATTAGATTATGTTTATGAAGTAATAAATAGTACAATATTTCCTATACACAAAGCATTGTATGTGAAAATTTAAAAAAATTAACTATATCCTTATAAAAGTGTGAATACAGTACGAGGTTTGCACATAGTTTCTATTATTAACCAAAAATCAAAAACCATGAAAACACAAATTAAACAAACAATCGTTGCTTTTTTAATGTTTACAGTCCTTATATTAGCTTATAATACAGCTGTTGGACAAACATTAACAACTAAAGCTAAAATCACTTTAAATGGTAAATCTACCCTAGAAAAAGTGAAAGTAACAATTATTGATCTTGATACAATTGATGCTTATAAGAATAAATCTTTTGAAGTAGTTAAAGGATTTACTTATGAGTTTGAAGATAATAAAGAATATCTTATTGTATTTCAAAAAGAAGGTTATCAAAGTAAATCTGTGGCTGTTGAAACAAATCATAGGGACAATCAAAAGTTTCTATATTTATTTATAGTTGATTTATCTGATAAAGATGTAATAAAGAATGAAGTAAAATATGCTGGTGGTATATTTTATAACAAACGAAAGAAAGAATTTGATTATTATCTCATGTAAAACTTACAACTCCTATTAGTTTAGGAGTTGTTTTTAACTCCTTAAACAATGTTAACCATCAATAAACCACAATCAAAGCTTGATAAAGTAAAACATTTATTAAAGATAGCAAATGAATTAAATATATTAAATGATAAAATGTTTGACCAGTTAATGGATAAATATGAAAGTAATTATTTAATGTTTGATTACATGCTAGAAAATATTAATAGTTGTATTTTTGATAAAGCACCAATTGAAAGAACTAAGCAAAATTTCTTAGAGTTATTACAAATTAATAACTATAATGAATTAATAGAAGCTCAAGTATCAGAAAGATTATATGAACCTTCAAAACTTGATTATGAATAAATATTTAAAATTTATCTGGCTTAAATTAAATAATAAGACAGTTTTAACAAGTTCTTTTTTGAATACTATTAAGATTAAAACAATTCAACCGGATGTTAGATTGTCTTACAATCAATTATTTAACAATGTAAAACAAACAGAAAATGCCAGACATAGAACTAATACAGAACCTACATTGGAAATTTCCAAACACTAAATCTTTTATTAGATTAGAAAAGCTTAAAGACCATGAATTAGAAAACATTAGAACAGTAGTTCGTAGAAATAAACATACAACTAAAGTTTGGTTTGCTATTTCAAGTGAACAATGGTTTAATGATATAACATTATTATTAAAACATAGAAAAAAAGATAAAGAATTAACCCTGCAAAATATTTTACCAATTAGTAAATAATATAAGCCCTAGTAGATGGCTTGTTATCTACTCCTTGGTTAGATAGGTTACTAACCTTTTTGGGTTAATAATTAGACAGTCAGGGTGGTTCCTGACTGTTTTTAAAACTTAAACAAATGAAAAACACTTATTTAAATTTTTTAACATTATCTACTTTATTTATTCCTTCATCTTCAGATTGGGATTTAAAAATAAATGATTTAGTTGAAGAATACAAACAAACAAAGTTTTTACCTAGAAAAGATAAAAAGAGAAAAAGGAAAAAAATTCATGAAAACTATTCTTTTTATCAATCTATGAAAAAATGGTCAAATCCTTTTGACATATGATAAAACTCCTTTACAAAATAATACTGAGCATAACAGCTAAAATGCAGTGATAGACTTTCTCCACTCGGATAAGAAAGTAAAATAGTAAATTTAGTAAAAATCAAAAAAATTATGGAAACTCAAGTAGAAATCGTGAAAAATGCAAAATCAGGTCAAATTTTCACACCAGGAACAAAAGTGTCAGCAGATGGTAAATCTTATGGATTTTATGTTGTAGCACAAAACTCAATCACAGAAGAAAATGGTTTCATTCGTGAAGAAAAGCGTTCTGCTTTGTTAACAGCTGAAAACAGCTTGGGAGCAAAATTAGGTTACGCTGAAGGAACCATTAAAGCTGGTAACATTGTTCGTACAGAAAGTTTCACTCCATTCTTCGTTGGTCAAGAATGTGTAATGAATCCAACTACTGGAAAAGCAGTATTGCGTGATGGTAAACAATTTTACCGTCAAGATTTGTTTAGTGCTGACTTAACAAAAGCAGACACTTTACTTCCTATTAGTTCTGTTTCAGAAGCAGTTATTGCACCAGTTGCAGCAACATCTGGATTAGGTAACTAATTGTATTAAAAAGGGACTATCTTCGGATAGCTCCCTTTTTTATTAACCAAAAATATTAAAAAGAATAACGATACTAGTACAGTTTTTTACTAATCAGACTTTACTGTTTTTAAAGTCAGATTATTTTATTAATCTTAAAATTACAGAAATGTTTAAATTATTAATGTTTTTTATTATTTTAGGACTAGTTATTATCTTCTCAATTTCAATTTTTAGAATATTCAAACAAGATTTGAAATATGCTAAAAATGAACAAGATGATTTTGATATAGATTCTTCAATAATACGTTTAAAAGAAGCTATTAAAAAGGCTGAAACAAGAGCAAAAAATGGGTCTGCAAATGCTGAAGCTGACCTTATCTTATATAGAGAAAAACTGAAAGAAGCAGAAGAGTTAAAAGAAAAAACTAAAAATTTATAAAAAATGTTTGAAAATAAAAAACCAATTGTTATAGGTGTACTATCACTAGTACTTATTATTGTATTTGTATTTGTAAATCCATTTGCTTGGAATGATGCAACAGAAAGAACTGTTGTAACAACAATGAGTGGAAAACAATTTGTTCAATTTGAACCAGGACCTTTTTATCAAGGATTCTTTGCTAAAAGTACTGTTTATCCAAATCAAATCAGTGTATCATATCAAGCAAATGAAGCTGACTATGATGTAAATGATAATACAATTGAAATTGGAACTATCAAAGTACTATTTAATGATCCTGCTAAAGCTGATGCTTATGGTATTACTCAGTATATTTTGCCTTCAGATGAAGTTAAAATGTTAGAGATGCATAATGCTCATAAAAGTATAGAAGGTCTTGTAAAACGAAGATTATCACCTTATACTCAAGAATGTTTAGGTTCATGTGCTCAATTAATGAATACTGAAATGCATTATTCTGGTGGTAAAGCTCAGATGAGTCAGGATTATCTTGACCAACTAAGGAATGGTGTATATCTATTAAATGTTAGTGAAGTAAATGTTTATGATAGTATTGAGAAATCTTACAGAAAAGTATATCGTGTTGAAAAACAATTAGATAAAGATAAACAAGTTAAACGTAAATCTTCTTCTATTAAGGAATATGGTATAGTTGTATCTGATGCTCAAATTACAAATGTGGATTATGAATCTGCTGTAGATTCATTAATTGCTAAAAAATTAGCATCTGCAACAGCTGCATCTGTATCTAGACAAGCTTTAATGACAGCTCAACAACAAGCTTTAACTGCTGAAGCTACAGGTAAGAAAACCTTAGTAGAAACAGAATATAAGCAAAAAGTTCAACAAACTTTGGAAGTTGTAAAAGCAGAAACTAAGGTTAAATTACAAGAACAATATACATTAGAACAAAAAGCTGCTGCTGAAGCTGCTGTATTTGCTGCTCAAGTAGTTAGAACTGATGCTGATGCTGAAGCTTATAAAGCTGCAAAATTAGTTAGTGCTGGTTTAAGTCCTTGGGATAAAGCAGATTTTGAGATGAAAACTAAGATAGGTGTTGCTAATGCTTTATCTAAAGTTACATTACCTGCTTATTATGCTCCAGGAAATACTGGTGGTACAAATAATATATTAGATGCATTGTTATCTACTAAATTATTAGAAAAATAAAAAATTTTATAAATTAAATATTTAGCAAAAGTTAAAAAAACAAGAGATAGTTATGATATATTTCTATATGTAAAACTATGGTTTATAAATTTTCCAATTGAATTTTCTTCTATACCTTATGAACTTTCATTTTTAATAGATAAAGATTTAAATAGTTGGAAAAACTATTATGGTGATAAATTAACAGTTATTGATTGTAGAAAAAACCACTAAAACACTAAGCAATGGGAAATGAAATAGAATTTTTACAATCAGTATTAAATTATATTGAAACAGAAAGAGAGAAAGTGTATGAAAGCAGAATGGACGATAGTGTTAATTATGATGATGCACTTCGTAAAACAAAGGCGTTTTTTATTATTGAAAACCATATTAACGAAAACATAAAACGACTTAAAAACTAAAACAATGGGAAACAAGATAATAATAGATGAAGAAGTATTGGCTAAGTTGGATGCCGAAATTGATATTTATGTAAAAAAAGCTGAAAAAGAATCGGATAGTATTTTTGCTTATGAAAAACTTG